GGATTTCACTGCCCTTGTCTTTGGAGCCTTGCGAACTGCCACGGTGAAAGTTCAACACCGTCCCGCACATGGTAATTAACGAGCCAAGCGCCATGTACACCAGTTCTTTGTTGGACTCTGGCACGCCTTTTATAAACGCAAACCAAGCCAGAAAGATGGTGGCGGAGACGATGCCGATGTCCAGAATGTATGCCGTGTTCTTAGCCAACCACGCGGCGCTGGGAGACTCCTGAATCTTGGCGTTCATGTCTCGTGCGCTGTTGGTGTTGGCGTTGTGCAACTCAAATTGCTTGATGTCAATCTCGGCCAACTTCTGCGCGGCTTGCGGGTCTGCCTGAATGGCGCTGGCAACAGCCTCGACCGTGTCCTCAACACCCAGCTTTTCGGCAATCGCCTTGACGGCCATCCCACCCAAAGGTCCGGCAACAATAGTCGCCAGTCCGGGAGCAAACGTTTTAAGCAGGCCTGCAAGTGCGTCGTTCATTGTTTACTCCTTGAAAGCATTGTTGCTGCAATCTGAAGCATGGCCCGAGCACTGTCCATGTCTTCAGGCTCTGTTGCCCATCCGACTGTGATCTGACCCACAAACCGACCCGGCTCTGGGGGAACGCTGACACGACAGGTATAGGCAACCCCCTTGGCGATGTACCACAAGCCCATCTCCGACTGCGCTGATCTGTACTCACTGCACGGGATTTCATTTGCCATCAGCTTGACCACATCAGCATTGTTGGCTGCGTTCTGCGTAAACAGACCAACATCCAAGCCATCGTTTGTTTTGTCTCTGCCGTTTTTCCCATAAGCGCGGTGCAGAACCCTAGTCCCAAACATGCTGTTGACTTTGAACACCGCCACTACCAGAGCGCCAGACTGCTTGAACAAAAGCGCCGCTGCGTCCTCAACCCTGTCTTCTGCAATACTTGGAATCTTTTTTGACTCCTTGTACGCGCCGATCAAAAGCTCCTGGTTTTGGTAGACAAAGTACCCTGCAAAAGTCAGGACGGCCATCAACACCATTGCAAAGAGACGAAACGGGCTGCTGACATATGCCAACACCTTATCTACCAGACTAAGGCGCTCATCACTTGCCATCAGCACTTGCCTCCGCACTGCTCAAGAATCCCAAAGACAAAGTACGTAATGGCCCCTAGCATGGCGGTAAACACCAGACCTAGCAGAGCCAACTCAATGACTTCATCAATCTCTTTTTTGCGCCTTTCAGCGAGTTCTTTTTCGCGCCTGGCATCATGGGCCGCTTCAACATCCAGCGCTGCTGCTCTGGACTTGATCTTGTTCCAGACGTCTATCTTGCCGGACTGCATGAACAGCAGTTGCAACTCATCTTCAAAACGCTTGGCCTGATCCAGAGCCATCTCAATTTGAATGGCAGTGCCCATTGATGACTTGGACTTTTTGGCCTGAACAACAGCCTCGGTTGCCGTGGACTTCGCATCAAAATACTTGCCCAGAACAGGCCCAAGCGAAGATACATCATCAACAGTCTTGCTGACCTTCTTGATTAGCGCAACCGCCGCCTGTATCCCTGCTAGGGCCGTGAGCGGATCAATCATTTTCGTTCAACCTTTTCCCACTGTAGGCAAACAACTTTGCGGTTATAGACATCCCCGCTCCACGTCCACCGCACACAGCGGTATTCAGTTTTTCTATCTTGGCTGGCTGCTCCCGGTAGAAACACCAAAAAGAGCACCAACAGCCATCGACAACTTATGGTGCAACCCAGTTAGGGTCGTTAGGCCAAACAATAGTCCAAGGGAACCCCGCCTGACCTGTGATGTCACGCAGTGCTTGGCGGTATGTAGCCCATGCAGCCTTATCCGCAGTGCTGTCGGCAATCTGTGTCCAGTCGCTGTCTTTGAGCAGTTGGGTGCGTGAGGTACGAACAGCCTTGGCTTGCTCCGCGTCCTTCATGGCCTTGTACGCAGCTTCCTGTTCAGCAGCGGTTGTTTCGCCGTCTGTAAAGACAGGGCCAAGGATGTACTTGGTGTACCACTTGCCATCAACTTGCTCAACACCAGCGGCTTGTGAGTATTGATAGACCGTGCCGCCAGTAGCTTGTGGGCCTTCAAAGACAATATCAGCGCCCAAGGCTGTTAACACCTCAGTTGTTGTTGTGTCCCATGTAGGGCCACCATTGGCTTTTGTGTATGCACGAAACTCTGCTTCGTACATTACTTGACCGTCATTTGTTCGTATTTGCATGATGTTTCCTTATGCGATTGCCAAGAAGATGTATTCTCCGCCAGCAGTATTAATGTCATCCACTGTGGTGACAATCTGGAAGCCTGTGGTGATGGCGTAGACACTGTTGGCGTTGACTTCTGCTGCTGTGCTGTTGAGTAGTAGAGATGGGTCTGTACCGCTTACCATGCCCCGGGCAGAGTCCCACACATACCACGCACCGGGATTGTCGGTGCGTTTGATGAGGACAAACCTTGCACCGCCTGTGAAGCCGCAGTTGATGGTCTGTGTTGCACCAGTGCCTGTGTAGCTGCCGACCTTGGAGACGCCAGCAAGTGTGGCAAATAGGTAGGCCACATTAGTAGATGCAGCAGTGTTTATCGCAGCAGCAGACCCTATGGTAAATACAGACGCTGTTGGAGCAGTATTATTCCAAGCTGTTGCCGAAGTAGCCTCTTTTGATACAGCGTTAAGTGTCAGAGTTTTGGTAGGCCCTAGCGCAGAAATGTATACCAGCCAAGAGTTTGCAACAGTTCTTGACTTCACAATCATTAACTCAGGCACTACCGTCAAGTTATGCGTGAATGTAGTGGCACTCCCCGTCCCCGTATAGCAAACCTCATCAAAGAAGCTGGGGGCGCGTTGGAAGTTCCAAAAAATGCCGTCCTGACTTCCAATCCCTGCTGGCATAACAAAACCTGTATTTCCCCAATTTCTTGTATAGGAACTACCTGTTTCAGCCGCTGTAGAAGAAGTAACAATAAAATTACCGCCAGCCGTGTTTGTTGTACTGACTCCACGCAGTCTGTCGTTTGTCGTAATGTTTGCAGCATCTCCAGCAAGAACGCCATACATTTGCAAATCAACGGGGAAGTTTGTTGTTAACTGAGTTCCACCAGCAGCAGCAGAGGCTATCGGACTAAACACACTCGTACCCACAGTAGGCACTTTCATCGGGCCACGGCGTATGGCTATGTAGATGTAGGTGTTGCTTGCACCCCAACCACCCCAAAGAGTATCTTCAAAACCTGTTGCCGTTGGATTAACCTGAACACCAGTTGCGGCTTCAGCGGCAGATGTGTTTGCCAAAAGAATTGGAGAAGCAGCGGCGGCTGTATTAGCCATTCCTCGCATAGTGTCCATCATGACCCAGTTTGCAGCTGAATTAGTTCTTTTAAGCATTACCCACTGTGGCTCATACCCCAGACTTACAGGCTGGATGTAACCGCTGGCATCAGATACACAAGACCCACACGAAATCACATTGTCCGTACCAGACAAGCCAAAGCCTCCTGCGTTGTGGGCGAATAGGTAGGCTACATAGGTTGCGCCATTGATATTTGCATTGCTTGGAGTCACGCCATAGTTACTGCTAAGTGTGACTTCGTTTGGGTCAAATGTTGTGGAAGTAGCTGCCGCACCGTTTTGAGTGTTAAAGGCATTAGTGCTGTTTAGCGCAAATGGTGATGCATCAGTCCCAATGCGAAAAGTTGTGCCAGTCCAAGCCGCAACAAACCAATTGCCTGTGCTGTCTGTACGCTTGAGAACAACAAAACCGGGTTTACTTCCAAGAGCATGACTGATGTTTCTAGATGCCGATCCATCCCCCGTATAAGTCACAACATCAAAAAACTTAGGCTGCTTGCGGAATGTCCATGAGGCGTAGTTGACAGCGTTATCATTAAATAACGCATTACCTATGGAAAAGCCTGTGGTATTAAACGCAGTCAAACTATCCGCTTGGGTTGTCTGCGAATCAGTAGCGTTAGACATTAAATATTTATTAACGCCCCTAGCTGTATCGTATAAAAAATGATTTCCAGCGGCTCTTGATTTAGCCCAAACTAACCCGCCCTTGGTAGACAAGTCAATACCGTTGGTAATCGTCTGTGTAGTGCCGTTGCCCGTGTACAGCCAAGTTTGGAAAACTTCCTCAATATACTGAGGCACAGCAGCAACACCGCCACCAAAACCGTCATAACTTGCCGCACCAGAAGTCGCTTGTAATGGCATGGGTTAAGCCTTGAATTGTGTGACTGAGGCAAGGACGGTGTAAGTTGCACTACCCGTTTTGATGATGAGGTAGCGGTAGCTATCAATACCACTGGCATTACCCGCTGTAGGCGCACCACCAAGCCATCGAGTAGTGACACCCGATGTAGTGCCGTCAACCTGCACAGCGCTGTTGTAGTAGGCTGTAGCGCCTTGCGTTACAAGGAAGGCCACGGTCATTGACTCGCCTGTAGCCATCAGCGTGTTCAGTGATGTGCCAGACGAACCACGAAAATTAACCGTCCAGTTACCCGAAGCGTTGCTTGTGTAGTACAGCACGGCCTGAGTGGTCACGTCGTAGTTGATTGTGCCTGTAGCCGCAGTGGCAGAGATGGTAGCCGTCTCCAACACATCGGCAATCTTCAAGCCTGCAATGCTGGCTGTGCCTGTAGCTGTCATCTTTTGGGCAACAGTCAAATCACCAGACGATGCCGTCAGCGCAGTCGTGCCAGCAGACTGAAGAGCCAGTACACCAGAAGCATCTGCCGTAACTATTGCACCGCCAGTGACGGTATCTGCATTAATTGTTGTTGCCATGAGTTACTCCAATGCTTGGATTTTTGCCGTCAAGGCAGCAAGTTCTGCCATGAGTTGTTCTTTGGTTGGTGCGGGTGGCGCGGCACGAGGCACGTATGCTTCTATTTCAGCAATCTCTTCTGGCGTCAAATCAACGTGGCTAATTACACCTGTACTTACGTCACATACTATTTTATGCATGACAATTCCTTATTCATAAGAGATGTTAATTTCGCCAGCGTCAAAGTTGTCTGGGGGCGCAGTAAAACTTATTTGTGTAAGTTCTGCGGAAAGTGATTTAATTCCTCCCGTCATAAATGTAGAACTTCCAGGCGCACACAAAACTCCCTGCACTGCCCATGTAAATGTAGCAGCATCGTAAAGGGATAAAATCACACTGCCAGAGATAGCATGACTGGCGGAATTGGAATATATAACAAACCCGCTAGTTGCATTTCCATTTGCTGCTGTGCCAGAAATAATGCTTGCACCAACAGACACATAACCTGATGTCTCTAAGCCGCCAGAATCTCCAATTCGGATTAGCTTATCTCCTGTGCCATCAGTTGAAACGCCTTTAAACATCATCGTAATGCGTTTTGTTCCGGCAGGAATCCCGGTAAAAGTAACTGATGTGCCAGAAGTTGAGGCAACTGGAGTAGCAAGAGTAATACCGCCAGAAAGAGTTACCCATGTAGGAGCAGAAGCGCCATTGCTTTTTAGGTATTGACCGGTTGTACCAGCCGCCGTGTTTGCGTAGGTTGTCCCATCGCCGTACGTTATGCCGCCAGCGGTGGGTGTGTTGTTACCTGTAATGATTACTGCCATGATTTACTCCAATGCTTGAATTTGGGCTGACAACGCGTTGAGTTGCGCAAGCAGTTCTTCTTTGGTTGGGGCTGGTGGTGCGACAACTTCTGGTTGTGGACGGTTGTCAACAAACTGCCCGTTGACATATGACCAGCCAATACCAGTGCCCGCTGGAGCTTCAATAAGACCGGGCATAAAGTCAAGTGAATCAACTACGATGGTGTTGACTACTATGCCGTTTTTAATGATGTGTGCTTTCATGCCCGCTCCTTAATATTCAAAAATTACAATACCACCTGCACCTGCCGCACCATCTGCAAATCTACCGCCGCCGCCGCCGCCGCCATAATTACCGCCAGACGTTGCGGCACCCGCTGCACTACCACCACGACCGCCGCCACCATAAATAGAACTTCCGCCCGTACCGCCATATATAGAAGAGCTAGAAAAGAACCCGCCAACCCCGCCTTGAATATTTAAGGTTGCGCCACTTGAAGTTCCCCCTAAGCCGCCGCCGGTATCAGTAGCCCCAGAACCAGCACCTCCATCACCGCCAACAGCAGTTACAGTTGTAATAGTTTGCGTTCCAGACTGTATTGAAGAACTTCCGCCTACACTACCAGCACTTGTTCCAGTACCAGCAGCACCAGCCGCGCCAATGGTAACTGAAATTGTATTTCCTGCTGTCAACGAAGTTAAGTAAGAGATTCCAGCAGCGCCGCCACCGCCACCGGAAGCCACGCCACCGCTACCTCCGCCACCACCGCCACCCGCAGCAATAACTGTAACTTTTACGGTTGTCTTTCCAGATGGAATGGTAAATGTGCCCGATGACGTAAACAATTGCATGGTAGAAAACCCACCAGCAGGAGTTGTCCAAGTTGGAGCAGAGCCTGTACCTGAAGAAGTCAATACTTGACCATTAGTGCCGTAACCCGGAGTTGATCCAACACCCATCGCGCCGTTTGCGGCCAAAGTGACCGATGGGGTCGTGCCATTGACTTGAAGTTGTAGCGTACCGTCAGTATTGCCGGTGCTAACTAGCGCCGTGCCTGCGGATGTTCCTGCTGCAATCGTACTCATATAATCCCCTTAAATAACAGCCCAACGCTGGCCGGAAGTAACTGTAACAGCAAAGCCACTGGAAATTGTAATTGGCCCTACTGAAAAACCGTTTGTTCCAGCTGCAATCGTATAGTTTGCGCCAATGGTTGTCTTGTTGATTACGATTGCACCGCCAGCGCCTGCAATACTGCCAGAAATTTGTTGGACAGCACCTGCCGTATCTTTGTAAAACAAAACTCCGTCAGTCGTATTGATAGCTAGCTCACCGGCAGCTAGGTTGGCGGCCAAAGGCACAGCCGCAGCTGTAGTAGTGCGATAGAGTTGAATGGGTGTGAAGCCTGATGCCGCCATAGTGTTACCTCAAGTTCTCAAGTTTGTAAAGGGTCTTCATGTGCACCCCTGTGAGCTCATCGACAATGTTCTCTAAGGCTGGAACCCCTTTAGCAACTTTGCTACGGTTTTCATTCAGCCAAATTATATCATCGTGAATTGTTTTTGCAATGCTTTTCTCTTGATCCTCAACGCTGCCAATGATACCAAAAGTGCCTTGGTAAGCCTCAATCAAGTCATCAAGCTTCTCTATCACATCCTCGTAATAGTGCCCAAGAGCCTTGTGCTCAGCATAAGACTTGGTCTTCCAATGCGCAATGTGCGCTGCATTCCTAGCGTGGAACATGCGCTCGATTAAGTCTTCAATCATCAGAATGTGCCTCCAGAAATGCCAACAAAAGCTGTTCCAGTAATAGTTGTACCCGTTATTGCGGCGGCTGTTGAACCACCAATTACCATGTTGTTGATTGTGCCTGCTGTTGCAGGGTTAATAGTCAACGACCCTGTTCCTGTGGGCTGGATAGAAATACTAGCATTAGCTGGGTTCATGTTGAACGCGCCATCAAGCGTTAAATTCACGCCACCACCAGCACCCCATTGAAGAACAGGAGCTGAACTTGAAGTTCTTAAAGCGCCACCGCCAGAGCCTGAAGCATCAAAATTAGTACCAACATACTTTGTGCTTGCAGTAATTATTGTGCCTGTTACTGCCGCCGCTGTTGTAGAACCAACAGTTGTTCCGTCAATCGCACCACCAGTCACCGCCACAGAGTTTGCGTTCTGCGTGGACATTGTCCCCAAACCAGAAATGTCTGTGTTTGGAATGGTCGAAGAGGCTGTTAGCGCTGATGTGCCTGTGCCTTTGACATAGCCTGTCAATGTGGTTGCACCAGTACCGCCATTACTCACCACAAGGGTTCCGGCTAAGGAGATTGCACCAGTGGTAGCAGATGCTGGCGTCAACCCAGTCGTTCCACCTGCAAAAGAGGTCACACCTGCCGCTGGAGCCGCCGCCCATGACGCTGTGGTTCCGTTAGATGTCAGCAGGTATCCATTAGCGCCAATACCTAAGCGAGTTGCACTATTTGTGCCATTACCTAGAATCAAGTCACCTGTTGTGGTGATAGGCGACAAAGCATTAAATGCAGCAGATGCTGTGGTCTGACCTGTGCCGCCTGAACTTATTGCAAGAGTTGTGGACAAACCTGCCGCAGTGCCTGTTGTGTTCTGGTTCCAAGTAGGAATTGCTCCGGCCAGATCCGCATAAGCAATACTGACCACGCCAGTCTGACCGTTAACTGAGCTGACCAAGTTGGTCTGGTCAATCTTTTGCCAAACTGTACCGTTGAAAATTGCCCAGTCACCAACTTGCCAGTCAGTCACACCGTTTAAGTTGGTCGAGCCGGCAACAGAAACAATGTAGTAGTAGCCGTTTACACCGGTGCTAGAGACTAACGTTGGCGTGTTGGTCGATGCATTCCAAGACCCTTGATATGACAAACCGCCAGTAAAGCTCACGGTTGTTGCGCTAGTAATCACACCTTTAGCATTGACTGTGACTACAGGTATGGCAGAAGCCGACCCATAAGTGTTTGCTGTAACGCCCGAAGCCGGAAGGTCAGCATTGACCAAAGCTCTAAAGGCCGTAGGAGCAGCGGCGCCTGCTGCAGGTCCCGCGTAAACCACGTTTGCATTTTGATCAGAAACAATCAGCGCAGAACCCCATGTAGGAGCTCCTGCACCGCCAGACACCAACACTTGACCGGCAAGACCAACAGGGCCGATATATAGGCCGTCTGCACCAGACCAAACAATTGCTCCTGCAGCAGCAACCAAACTTCTAGCAGTACCGCCATTGCCTAAACCAAGTAGATTGTCCACTTGGTCATCGGCAGAAAGATCAACTGCAGGGTGTTTATGGTCGCTACGAGCAAGAGTGTTTGCTGAGCCAGCAGAACCGGTCTGGAAACCGGCAGCAGGCAAAGTAGCGCTATAGCTAGCTGCGAGGGTGACGTTGCCATTAAGCGCACCGCCGCCTGTCAGACCGTTGCCTGCGATAACTTGCGTGCTCGTAGGGACGTAGCCTGAAATGGTGGCAGGAACTGTAGTAGCTGCAGTTACTCGGCCATTTGTATCAACCGTGAAAACAGGAATGTTCGTGGCATTGCCATAAACACCAGAAGCTACGCCGGTCGCAGTAAGTTGAGTTGGGCCTACGCCACCGTTAGCAATGCTTAAAGTCACATTGCCCGTCAACTGACCGCCGCCGGTCATACCTGTGCCTGCAATCACTTGCGTACTTGTAGGCACTCCTGCAACGCTCAAGAGATCTCCTACACGGATCTGATAATTGTTGCCTTGATAGACAATCATCATCAAGCTGTTTTCATCAGCCACAGGCGCTACTGGCAGCTGTGTGATTCGTGTGGGTATTAGATTGCTTGGTACGTCAGACATTTAAAACTCCAGGTAGCCGTCGCCGTCTTCAGTAATGAAGAACTCATCGCCTGCTTCTTGAATTACACCGGCAGGGTGAGTATTGATCGGTGTGTCCGGGCGGTTGAATGGAAGGACAATCTGGTCAGGCCGTCGTGGTGCAAGACGGTAAGGGTCGTACTCATCTCGGTCTTCTTCACAAACCATTAGGCCAGGGTAATTTGGATCAGGAGACAACTCAGCGAGCAGCATTTTGCGCGAGCACCGGCCGCATATAGCAATGCCATACGTGGCTTGTCCGCTAGGGTCTAGGAATACACTCATTTAGTGTAAACCCCGATGCCTGGGTTGATCTGGATGGGCGAACCATCATTGTCGCCGTCCCATGCGCGTTGCAGACTCATAGCTGCTTTTTGCTCAAGTGCTGGCAAAAGTTGTGCGTCTACCTGAGGGGTCTCAAAGGCAACTTTTGCTGACAAGTTGTCAACAATTGCATTTAGCCAACGTTGAGGCACTTCTACGTCTTGCTGAAGGTTTGCTGTGTCCATGATCTGGCGATGCCGCCACAGAATCAATTGGGCTTGTTCAGCTGCCACAAAAGGAGCTGGCCACAGATATACGACAGGTTCAGGCAAGTCGCGTTGGAAATAGTAGTTGCTAGGCCGGCCAGGAAACACTTTGTTGCTCTGGTTGACGTAGCTGTCACGGTTCAGCTGACCAAGAGGAATCTCTTGAGGCATGTTGCCTAGGCTTACTACGGCGCGGTTAAAGGTGGCTGTAGCGGTAATTCTGAAGTATTGATAAGGCAATGCTCCAGAAATATCGGTCCAAGTAATATCACCTGCAACAGCTGTACCTGTGTAAGTTCCAACAGTCACCCAAACGGTTCCGTTAGTGCTGACTTGGAAAGTCAAAGGGGTTGATGCTCCAGACCACTCTATGCCGACAGTGTCAACAACAGTCTGCGTTGTAAAGTTTACAGTGTAAGACGTAGAGGCTGATACGGTAGAGCCTGTCACAGGCTGAATGGTGCGGTAGTTCAGGTTGAGTACTTCAACCGTGCCATTAGGCAGCGTGACAATGGGCTGATTCTCATACATGGGGAGAATCATTTTTTCAATACACCAACTCGGTGTCTTGATGCTTGCCAACTCTGACAAGAACAAATAAAGAGACTCTAGAGCATACGTCTGCATCTCGGCAGATATGGCTTGAGCAGGCAGACGGCAACGCCTAAAGGCGTGGTCTACCACCTTTAGTGCGTTAAATGTCGTCGTGCTCACTGTGCCTGAGTATGCCATACTAACCCCGTTTTAGTAGTCAGATGGCAGCTGTCTCAGCTCGCCCAGTATTGACAAATTATAATGCAAGACCCAATGGCTCAGCAATTCTTGTTTGACTTAGCCATGCCGCCGCCCATCATGGCTTTGCCGCCTTTTTTCATCATCATCTTGTCGCCAGGCAAATTAGGCGCTGTTTTCATCCGGGTCTCGCCAGGATTCTTATTGCCCATAACGCCCAGAGTACCGCGGTTCTTGATCATCCCTTGAGGGGCTGATGGAGCTTTAACGGTTTCACGCACCATGACTTCTTTGCGCATCATGCGTGGAGAATCAGAGACTTTGCCGCCTTTGGCATAGCAGTTTGCACTACCGCCCATGGCAAGACCTTTAGTCATTTTGCCTGATTTGAAATCAAAATCTTTTACTTTTCCAACGCTCATGATTTGCTCCCACGTTTTGTTGAGGTTTTTGCTAATTGTTTGACCTTATCGGCCTTGACAAATTCTTTGCCAACTTTTTGGGGAACACCGCCATAACCGCCTTTTGTGTGGGCAGCAGCTTGCATCAAACGCTGTTGAGCCGGTGATTTGCTTGGCATGATGTGTTTCCTTTAAATTTATTTGGATGGCAATCCGCTTGCTAGGTAAGTCAGAAAAGATCCAACAGCGCCTCCGGCACCGCCAACCAACATCAGCATCTTCCAGCCACCTTTGGCTTCTGACAATGTTTTTTCAATGGCAGTCAAAGTTACTTGCATGGTCTTCATGCTTTCTAGCATCTTGTCCATATCATCTTGCAAGTGCCGGATGTCAGAGGCATGGGTAGCTAGTTCACGGGCAGTCTTGATGGCTTCTTCAGTCACTGTGTGCCTCTATCTCAAGCTTCAGCGTAGGTTTTTGTGCATTCAAGCACAATGCTGTACATGTCGCCTGCTGATGCGTCGGCTGTTGTAAACAACACGTCGCCTGTTTTACCAGCACCGGCATTGTTAGGAATACCACCAAAAGACGAAAGGTCCATCAGGTAGTTTGAGTTTTGCGGAATCTGCCATGCAAACTGGTCAGTCGTTGCGTCCCAAAGGATACGGACTTCCATACCGTGAGTAGTACCGTAAATCTTGTTTAGCTTTACACCATTGCACGCCAAGCCAAATGAATTAGGGTTCAGCGTAGACACGTCAATTTTCAAAACACCGGTTTCACCCGTGCCGTCTGAAATGTTTGTAAACTTAGCGATGAACAAGCGCTCACCGTCAAGGATTGTTTGCGAGGTTACTGCATCTGCCATGTTTATCTCCTGAGCGTTAGTTTAAAAATCCAGGGACAAGCCCTGGATGAATATTAAGACGCTTGGGTAAACGTGACGCCAGCCGCAACTGCGCAGAAAGCGTAAGCAAACCACGAAGTACCGTCGCTGATCAAAACGACGCGATCGCCTGCAACTGACGAGCCATCTACAAAAGAGATCGTGTCGTCAGCAGTACCGGTGTCACCTGCAGCTCCTGAAGCAGGATAAGCTTGACCTTTGATAATGTTTGCGCTGGCGCTGGTCACAACCGTGTAGCTTGCGCCTGAAGGTGCGGCAGTCACAATGAACGTATAGTTCACACCGGCTGCTGGCAGGGGCAGAGTTGTTGCAAATTCAGTTGCGGCGTTCAAAAAGAACGTAGTGCCTGATTGTGCAGCTGTCAAAGTTGAAGCCGCCGCCAGGGTTGTTACGGGAGTCGTGCCTGTGACGCTGCCGGTTACGTTGCCTGTTACGTTGCCGGTCAAAGCACCAATAAAGCCATTTGTGGACGTTACTGGGCCGGAGAAGGTAGTAGAAGCCATTTTAAATTCCTCTCATGCGAGTTTGTGGGTATCTGTCTGCATGACGTCAGCTGGGAGCTGTCAGATACGCCGGAAAATCCCAGAAAAAAACCCTGTCAGATTGTGTCTGACAGGGTATTCTACTTACACGCCAGCTGTGCCGTACAAGCCACGTGGGTCAGTCCAACCCACAGTGTATCGCTCGGTAGCTTTGTAGCGCATAGAGTCAGTCTCGAAGTCACCTTCCATAGACTTTTCTAGGCCACGACGCATCAACAGTTTCAAGCCTTCTGGCGCATCAGTCTGGATCCACCATGCGGTAGACGAGGTGATACGTGACAGGTTAGCCTGACCATCAGCCAGCAAGCCCATGGACTTAACTGGGTTGATGTCGTTGTCAGCAGTGCCTGTGCGCAAAACGCTCTTCAGCAGAAACTTCAGCTTGGAACACGTTAGAAGGACCGGCGACGATCTTCTTAGGTGTCAAACGGATACGCTTGCCGTTGTTGTCAACAGCGTTGCGGATCTGAATGAGCAGCTGCTCAAGTGAGGTTTGTGACAAGTTAGCTGCAGTGCTCAGCTGGTTGCTGAATGTACCGCTAACGATAGGGTGCGAAGTGCTGATCAGCGACACGCCGTCACCGCCGACATAAGCACCGTTGAAAGCACGGTTCAGAATGTTAGCAGATAGGGTTTCCTTAGTCTCAATCAGTGACTGTGCCAAGTGCTTGGCATAGGTCTGACCGATACGGATGTGGTCGCCGTCCTCAACCAAGACCTTGGTCAAGCTGAATGCCAGACCGTAGACTTTGTAGAGGTAACGCTGCAAGAACAGCACGCCGCCGGACTGGTAAGTAACAGCCATACCGTCAGGCAATTCAGGCGCAGCGCCAAAACCATAAAGAACAGGTTCTTCGTGGTAGTTGCGTGGGATGCCTTTTTGCTCACGGAAGACCATCTTCCATTCGTCAGCACGTTGGTCGTACACACCATCAAACACTTCGTTGAGGATAGGCTCAACTACGGATCTAAAGTCCGTACTACGCATTGGGGTAGCCATAATTTATTCCTCCTTAGACCGAGTTCACTGCTGCTTTGTAGTGGTGTTCGTTGATACGAACAGACACAACTACGTAGGCGTCAGTAAGAGAGTCAGTGATTTCATACCCAAAACCAGTAATCTGGAATTGGCCCGAAGTGGCTTGAATCGTGCCGATTTGAGTTGTAGACAAACCGGTTGAAGTTGAGCCGCCAGGAGAGGCTACAACCCAATCGCACTCTTCGCCAACAGCCGTTTGAACGGTTGTGGTTCCGGGTGTACCTGGATTTGTATACTGTACATCGAACAGAGTTTCTGGATCATCATAGACCCAGGCAGTGATCTCAGTGCCAGTCGCGCCAGAAGGCCAGAATGGAGAGATCGTTGGCTTACCGCCTGCATCAAGATACTGGCAACCTGCAAAGATGCCAAGCAAAGAGATACCGTCGGTGGTGCCTGAACGAGTACCGTCAGACGTGCCGAGTTGAATTACACCGTTGTCGGTCAACTTAACGGGGTCACCGCTAAAAATGTTGGCCGCGTAGGTGCTCGCAATAACGTAGGCTTTCGGACGCATCTGACCACTGTTGTGGTAAGACGCACGGAAGCCAAATGGTGCGCTAGTCGAAGACATAGTTTGCTCCTAAATGGATTAAAAGGTTGCGTCAGGAAAGATCAAATTGAGCTTCCCGTTGTTGCCCTATTTCCATATTACCGTCTCCCATGGTAATCCTCGACTTAGATGAACGCGCTTGCTGCTCAAGAAAATCTGCCGTATCGGTCAGTTTTTCTTCTTCACGTAGAGGAGCATCGTGATGAGCCTCTTTCATGTATTTCTCATAAAGAGAAATGGGCAGCTTAAAAGCCAACATCTCGTTCACCCCTATGAGCCCTGCCCAGTCACCTGTTTTAAGGGTTGCGTATTCCCAGCCAGGAACGTCTTCTGGCTTAACTGGTTCGTAGCCCAGTCGGATCCGCATCTGGATCGAGTCACGAGGGTTAGTCGTGGTCAGCCAGCAACTATGCCAGCCGGGGAGTCTTGGTAAGTCCGGTAAAGAGGACTGAAAAAACTGCTGACGGAACATTTCAACCCGCTCGTCTTCGGTCACCTCTCGGTTTTGTGTGACTGCACGATCTAACATCGCACGACTTTCACGACCTGCTCCTGCGGATTTCTTTAAGCGTTCGTCTGTCATAATATTGCTCCTTTCAGCAACTGGAATCAATTATAAACTAAAAATTAAAAACGTAAATTTATGCCTTGTTGGCACGATCGTACTCAGAATAGCGCTTGGCATACTTCATACGCAAGATAGGATCATCCCATACTCCGGCGTCAATCAGGGCCTGTTTACGCTCTGGGCTGAGATAAATCTCCTTGCGTGTTGTCGTAGGCGCATGCTCACGACCTGAACCCACGGCAGGACCGCCACGAGCTACACGTTCTTCCTTGACTTCACGGGTTTTTTGGTTTTTAAACTTTTCAGGCAGACGCCTGGCAGTTCGTTTGCGCAACTCATCCCAGTATTCTTCTGACTGTGGATTAAACCCGTCTTTAGCCAAAGATTGGTCAATAGCAATGACGATTGCAGAGTCTTCATCCCGGCCTTGTGAGTCATACCATGGGTTTTCAGCCATGAACTCCTTGGCGTAGTGCATGGTCATGTCATCAATCTGCTGACCTTGCGGTTGTGGGCGCTGCTGCGCTGCTTGCTGCTTGGCAAACTGCAATTGCTGAGCCTTTTGCATCGCTTGATCGCGATAGCGCATGGCCTGAGTTACATCAGCACCATTGCCTGCTTCAACCGCTTTAGCAATGACGCGCTCTGCTAATTCAACCTCTTCGGCTGCTTTAGCAATAGCTTGGTCGTAGCCTCCAAGGTCTACTTGGTGTGAGCGTTGTTCTTGAACAGATACGCGGCGCTCAAGGTCATCATTGCGTTTGCGTAGGAAGTCAAGTTCAAGTTTGTCACGCTTGATGGCTTGGTCTCGTCTGTCTTTGCGCTCAACCTTTTCAAGTCGGCGTCGCTCTCGGATTGCTGCACGCTCATCGTCATTCCCATCGCCTTCATCTTCATCAGTAGCAGATGATGCAGTGCGATCATCCTCTTGGTCATCTTGATCTTGATCTTCTTGCTCAGTCAGATCTTTTTTATCTTCAACGATAACGATTTGCTCATTACCACCTTTTTCATTGTCGTCTTCTTTTAGAACTTCAGCCATAACTCATCTCCTTTCAGATGAATGCTCGGATTGCTAACGGGTCGCCAGTGACCTGCCCGATAATATCCAAGTCGTTGAAAATAACAAACATTGCAGATTCGTCTTTGCCAGGAATCTTGACTTCCCAGCGATCACCGCCGTACTTAGCCACGCGAACGTGTTCACCGGCTTTGCACCAGTCACCCTCTGGCCACGGCTTCATGTCATTACGGTTCTTGAAAGCAAGAGGGCCCAGGGCAATTACTTTGCCAATTTGGGTGTTCCACTTTTCTGTTTCATTAGTGCCGTGAATGTCAAGAATAATGCCACCAGCTGATTTCTTTTTAGGTGTACGGATCTGAATCAGAACACGGCTTCCGAAAGGCTGAATGCCAGCATCTACTGCTGGAAAAGCCTCCGCCATTGCGTCCTCATAGGTCATTGTCAAAGTTTTTCTCCTCGTCTAAAAGTTTCAATAGCACGTTGATTGACGCCTCATAACCGGCAACCATTCCAACGCGATACCCGTACTCGAAAGTATCGCGAGTCTGAGGACGCTTCAAGGCTTCAACAGCAAATGATTGCTGATCTGCCTTGAGGCGATTCAAAAGTTGTGACTCAATATTCACGCAGGAGTCTTAGGCGTTGATGGTGCAGCTGGCAGTGTCTGACCATTTAGTTTTTCGCCAGCCGCAAGGCGGTGTTTTTGTTTTACAAATGCACCTGTCATAGGAACAGTGCCTGGTGTTGGTTTGTCGCTCATGGTGTTCTCCTTAAGGGTTTGGGTTAATGCCTGTGCCGGTGCTATACGCAACCTTCTCGCCTGTTGCCATCTCTGCAGCAGCAAGAAGTTTTGCCGTATCGTTATCAGCCGTGTTCATACGCTCTCTAGTTTGCAGCTCAGCTGCTGTGCGTTCATTCTCGGCTTGTTGTTTAAGTTGCTCAGCCTGCGTCTTCTCAAAGTTAGCTTGCTGTTGTGCAGAAAGCTTAGCCGCTTCAAGCTGTTGCTGCGATTGCATCTTCTGTTGCTCAAGCTGTTGCTGCGACTGCATTTTCTGCTGGTCAATTTGCAATTTAGCTTGATCAACCTGCATGCGTTGTTGCATAGCTTGACCTTGGACTTGTGCATTGAGCTGCGCAACTTCCATAGTCTTATCAGGCGGCATTGGCGGTTGAGGTTTGAACTGCTGAGCGGCTTGATCGATTTGCGCAAGCTCTTGAGCAAAGCTTCCAAGCTGGTTCTCAATGAACTTCTGCACTTCCAAGATAACTTTGACCTGATCTTCGGCTTCTTCAGGGATCAGTTCCTCTATCTGAGCTTTGTCAACCGCATTGTGCGCTTCAACAAGGTAGTAGTTGAGCAAGTGGTCACGCAGATGAGTAGCCATTGGATACAAAAACGTTTTTACGATGGCAGGGTTTGAGCCAAACAATGGAGACTTCAAGAACGGAATGTGCGTCATCAAATGAGCCATGTGATCTTGCGATGGCAGCACATAAAGAGGACGGCCCATTGCGGCTGCAACGTTTTCTGACACAGGGTCCATGTCTTCGCTGCCAGGCAAGGGCTGCAAAACTTCATTTGCAGGCACTTTCATGTTGCGAAGGAACATCTCCTCGACTTTACGCGCATCGTACATCTGCGGCATTGCCGAAGCACGCTGCATGATGGCTTGAGTTTGCGCAAAACGTTGAGTTTCGCTAAAGATTGCAGGGTCGCTGACCGGAATGATGTCCATCGGGCCGTCAAAGTCCGAAGGATCAATCTCCAAGCCTTGCGATTGAGCTTCAATGTCCTCGATTGTCAAGTAAGCACTGTTGATGCGGTGCAAAATCTTGAAGCAACGAGCCATTGATCCATGCAGGCGGCTGTGAATCGAGCTGAATACCACCATGCCTTGCTCAATAAGAGCCATGGTTGTACCGACAGGCTGATTAGGATTCTGATCAGACAGCTTTTCAAAGGACGTTTGCACAACTCCCTTGCCTGCATCGACCAAGAAGCCTAAGAGTTGGAACAATGTAGGGCTTGGGCCGTTGAATGGCAGAGGCATGGCAAGCTTGCGCACGTCATCGATCAGTGCACCGCCTTCCATCTCAACTACTTCAGTTGGTTGAACGTTTAGAGTCTGGCCGCCAGGACCGCCTTTAAGCTTAAGCAGCGTAGGCACGTTCTGAATGTGAGCAGAGTCGAGCAATGCACGCAGAGCTCCTGTAGCTGCACCGCTTAGACCGCCAATCATGTGTGTCATACCGATAGGGTAAGCACCACGCCAAGGAATAAAAGGGAACTCTACGATCCAGTCAAGCTCAAGTTGACGGTCATCATCAGGCTCCCAGTTACGGTACAAACCTAAGCCTAGGTCAGTCGACTTGTCAATGCTTAAGATGTATGGCTCAGGCCCATTGCCAAAGTCAAGGTAGGTATAGACTTCGTAGATGGTGCGCAGACCATCTTCGTTGTAACTCAGGTCTTTACGGCCTTCGATCTTATCGTTTGCTTGGGTCGACTTGCTGAACTCAGGATCATCAGGCGTGCCCAAGTCAACGTCGATGTACATGCCTGACTTAACGCGCCTTGTGTACTCAAACTTGGTGATGTACTGCACGTGAGTCTTGCGCTCAGCGGTGTAGAAGTTTGTTGCTGCGAATGGCAAGTAAATGTCATCGATTGCAATGAACTCAGAGTTAGGCCGGCGATGCAGCGGGTTCCACATGAATTTCATGTACTGACCGCCGCCAAGTGGCAACTGTGTGCTGAGCTGTTCTAGTTCACCACGGAACTCAACCATTTGCTCAGTCGTTTGCCAGTTCATGAACTCAGCTTTACGCTCAGCTTTCTGAATCTTGGACTTGTCACGCTCGCCTAAGATCTTGCTCTTGACAGGGCCGTTAGGCGGGAACACTTCCTTCATGAAGCGTGCAGAGAAGTCTACGCAGGCTTCAACCAGCATCGGGTGCACAACCTTATTGGCACCTGTAAACTGAGCACCTCCTGGTGCATCATCGCCTAGGCCGGTACGGCGCAAGCCTTCTTCATACTGCTTGTCACGCTTTTCGCGTGCTTCCTTATCGTTCTCAATCTTTTCCATCAGGTCACTGATGGCAGTCTTGAGCATGTCTTGATCTACTTCGTCAACTATGTTGGCAAAGTGTGCAAGCTTTGTAGCATGGTCAACGTCATTCTTCTCACGAATGATTGCACCACCATCCTCTGTGTCTTCAACTTCGTTGTCAACGTCTTCGAGTTGTACGCTCTCGCCTTCAGGCAATTCGTCTTGTAGTCTTTTGGTTGCCATTCTTTACCTCACATAAATTGATTAGCGATTGCATCTACTTGGTCAGAATCATAGACTGACACGCTGCCGCCTTTGGCATAATTTCTAGAGTCATACAAGTAGACGCTGTCAACGTCCTTAGGAGCCACAACATTAGCTCTTCTCACTTCACCGCTGCGAGGAAGTAAAACTTCAAATTCAGACTCAAATTTACCTGGCAGCAAGTATTGAGTGTTGGACGTAGGCAGTATCAGGCTTAAATCGCCTGCATCTTCAGCCACATCTTTAAATCGTTTGGCTATGCTCATGTCCAAACTAGTAGGTATATAAAACGGATAAGGTTCAAACTCATCTGCTACGCTTTGCATTGTGCTTTTCTTATTTGCACCTCGGTACAACTGAGTGTTTTTAGGCAATTCAGGAGCATTGCGAAACGCTTCGTCTAATGCCTCAGCTCTCGCACGGTTTGAACTTCGAAGCAATGAATTGACTGGTTTAAGAAAGTTCTGATTAAGAGCTTCACGAACATCGGCAGGCAATGAGGCTTTGTAAGCAGCCCCTTCTTTTTCAATTTTGTTGGCTTTACCTGCAATGTCAAGAGCTGCTTCTCTAGGAGTTGCGTTTACCCATTTGTCACCTTCTTTGATGATCAATGTTTCTTTAGGTTTAATGTAGTCACCTGCGTATTTGGCCATCTTTTTAAGAGCTCCACCTTTTCCCATGTGGACTGGTCCGCCTTCGGCAAAACCTTGTGGCTCATCAATGCCATTTATGATCTCATCAATTTTGTCAGGGTCGTAGACTGACACGCTACCGCCTTCGGCAAACTTTTTAGACTTTAATAATTCCACAGCAGGACGTTCTAACTGGCGAAACAACTCTATATCCGTTGCATCTGGGCTAGGAGCCAATTTAGCACCGCCTAATTGCAACTCGTGTCGGCCTAAGCCTTGACCTGCACGATAGCGCATTAGCGCCAACGGCGTTGCATCTTCTAACAAAGATGCAAGGTCTCCGCCATAATCAAAGTACTCACGCATCGCCGGGTCGTCTTGAATAGATTTAAAAGAACCTCTTTTGCCTGCATGTTGAAGCTCATAGCGTGCAGAGTCTAAGATATTGGGATCAAAAACTTTAGACGGGTCTTGAGTCTCAAAGAAGTTGTAAGAAGTTGTGCGCCTAGCTCCGTCCTTGGTTGGTGGAACTGCAACTAAAGTCCTAAGATCACGGCCGGCTTTTGATGGATACTCACGAGAATAAAACTCAAAGTCTTTACGGCTTGGAGCTGTTTGAAAAATAGAATATCCTTCGCTAGGATGTGTATGAAAATCAACGATTGTAGGAGAGCCTGGTGCACGCTGCGCCGTACGAAGGTCAAATGTATTTGGCATTACAGAAGATTCTGTGCCTCTTGTGATGACCGACTCACCGCCTTCATTGGCCAAGCCAATGACTGAATGCTCTCTGCCTGTTTGCTTAGTTAGGCGTAATGCTTCACGAATTTTATTGGCTTGTTCCGGAGCTTCTCTGTTGATGAGCTCTCTAAACTTTCTAAGAGCAGACAAGCCTCCTGCTTGTGCATCGCCTGCATCAAGTGCAATCAGTGCAGCACCGGCTTTACGTGCCACTTTGCCACCAGGTATCAGCATCAAGCCAGCATCAAAAGCACTTTGAGGAATCAGCATCTCTGCTGCAAACTGTGCTGCCTCAGCAACTGCGGCCTTGGTTTCTTTAGAGCTTGGCGTTGCCCGCTGCTTGCGATAACGAGGAGCAACAAACGTGTCTAGTGTATCTTCTTCAGCCATAGATCACCATTTGACTTTGTTAGCCCAGTAAGCAGCGCTGCTCGGGCCTTTAGCTATGTTGGCTGAGTGCCGTGCTTTGAATGAATCGCGCTTTGCAGTCATACGCTCTGACTCACCTTCTTTAGGTTTGCCTGCAGTGCTTGCGCCTTGTTGACCAAAACGGATAATCTTTTCCTTGCCATCTACTTTGGTCTTCACAATGTGCGACTTGGTAGGATGGCTAGGAGTGCGCTTAGGTTGATTAAGCGGCAGACTGTCCTTGTCAACTTGCTTCTTCATTTTTTCTTTGCCGCAGCTCGTATGTTATCGACCATGTTTGGATAAGGCCGGCCTGCGGCTTTAGCCATAGCTTTAGCAGACGATTTGGCCTTGGACGATAGAGGCTTGCTCTCACCAAGACCCTTTGGCCGTGCTTTTTCCCAGACAGGTTTTTTAGGCTGCATAAGGATTCACTTTCGGTTTGTTAGAGATGCGAGGCTCGTCGTAATCTTTTGCTTGAGGGAGCTCAAACCATCCATCATTCTTGAGATAAATGATAGCTTGCGTAAACGTGTCAACATAGTCATCATGCTCCGCTACTGGGAACTTGCCCAGCTGTTTAAGGAAAGCTGCTGCCCAACTGACAGGCTGTCCAGGGTTTTTACCTGACTCAGGTATCCACAGTAAGCCTAACTCCAGGGTAGGAGCTGCCTGATGTGCACGCGATACTTTGTCTGCTAGTCCTGGATTATAGCCTACAGCAGGCACCTTTGCTAAGCGCAAGTCTTGTAGCAAGGACTGGCCGCTGGCCTTTGCCTCGACGAGTATCCGGTCAGGCCTTCTGGCACGAGAATATGGCGAGTCTTTGCTCATGCCGCCGTACTCGGTTGTCCAGTCCTTAATTGCTTTTGTGCGCAGGTCAGGATAGCTGAGGTGTTCGTCCCACGCATCGATCAGCATGGCGTTGCGCACCCCTTTGTGCGTGAATATGGCCCAGACCGAGCAGGCTGTAGGGTCACCTGTGGTTTTCTCGGTGAATGCACAGTCATACGACTGCAGGATGTATTCGAACGGTGGCAGCCCTGAGGATGACGGCCAGAGCTCAAAAAACTCTGTCTTGAGTATACCGCCTTGGCTAGGAACAGGGTCTTGCTGCAACTGACCAGCCGTGCCGTACGAACCTAGCAGCTGCTTCAGGTTGGTGATCTCTTTCTTGCCAAACCGTTCAGGGCAGATCAGTTCGCCCTTGACTTTGCGTGGGTCGTATGGGCCAAGGCAAGTTCTTCTTTGCTTGCCATCCCATTCAGCCGGTATGCAGATGTGTTCCCAGCCTTTGATGTCTTCTAGGATGTGGCCGCTGATGTCACGTTCGTGCAGCCGCTGCATGACGGTGACCATGGCATCGGTCTTTGGATTGTTGAGCCGGGTTGACCACACCATGTCAAACCACTCAAGGTCTGAGCTGCGCATGACCTCAGACTGAGCAGCTTGCGCACCGTGCGGGTCGTCAAGTATCAACCTAGATCCACCTTCACCGGTTGCCGTGCCACCGACCGAGGTTGCCAAACGGTAACCAGTCTTGTCGTTCTCGAACCGTTGCTTGGCGTTCTGGTCGCCTGATAACTCGAACATGTGCTTCCATCTGTCTTGATACCAGTTCGATTGCAGCAACCGCCGAGTCTTCAGGTTGTCTCGTGTACTGAGGTTGCCTGAATACGAAGCGCACAGAAACTTCTGCTGCGGGTTGACAATCCATTCCCAAGCAGGCCACATGACCGAGACAATGGTTGACTTGGAATGGCGAGGCGGGATGTTGATCAGCAACCGCTTGATGTCGCCAAATGTAATGGCTTCAAGGTGTTCACAGATCTCTTCAATGTGCCAGCTCTGTATGAATGGGATGCTTGGCTCGACAACATGCCAGCTTTGCTTGACAAATTCGTATAGGTTGCTCTCAGCTTTTCGTCTCAGTTGCTCTTTGGCGATCATCTCGCTCAGAGCTTTGTGATCCAAAGGAGAGTTCATTCAGGTTTTGCAGCTTTGCCAAGCAAGGTCTGCATCTGCACCAGCTCAGTGTCACTTAGTCCTTTAAGGTCAACAACCGCAGTCTCGATTGCTCCGCCGTTAGGCCCGCTGATCTCACTGCGTGCAAGCTTCGGCACGTGATACTCGACAACGGACTGAAACAGGTTGAATGCCTTCTCAGGGTTTGGCCTGATCTCATAGACCACGTTGCCTTGACCGTCATAGACTTGCTTGCCGTCTTTGTCCAGCAAAGGCCTGCCGTTTGCCACTTGATCAAGCCAGCCGGCTAAACGGTGCGCATTTCCGTCGACAAACTCTGCAATCGCAGCCTTTGCCGTGAGCGTGATCTTGTTCTGCGTGCCTGCAGCACGGCCTGAGCCAGCAGGCTTAGTGGCACCAGGCTTAGCACCGCCGCCATTGTTTGAGCCGGGTAATGCTCCGACTTTTCGCTTTGGAGCAGGTGTACGTAATTGCATAATCAACCCTTTCGGTCAGATTGTCTGTTTTAGATTGTACCTTATTCACAACCACGCATGTTGGCACCTACGTCTTGCCACGAACCACCACAAAGCGCTTGAGCCACTCAGGAGGCTGATCACCATAGACATAGGTCAGCAGCATGCCGTAAGCCTCGTCAGCTCCCTCGCACACAAAAGCTTCGTAGCCTTTTGCACGCAGCTTATTGATCACCTCATTTTGATTGCTGCTCGTCTTGCCGCCGATCTTTTTCATCTCAATGAACAAGCCGTGCTTATCTTGCCGTGGCTCTGCAAGAAACAGGTCAGGAGCTCCTGCCAAAACCCCTTCCCTCTTCATCTGCGCAGCTACGCGAATCTCCCTCTTGCCGCCGTTCGGGATGCTCATAAAAACCAGGTCAGGATGGAAATTGCGCACTCTGGCAACAAGCAAGGTCTGTTCACTTGACTCAGATTTTGTAGGCTTTTTTCCTTCACTTGACCCAGATTTTTTAGGCTTGCTTTTCATACGTCTAGGTTCGAGGTTCGAGGTTCGAGGTTCTTTGGGTTCCACCACCACCGGAAATATATATACAACATATTCCTATATTTTATATATTCCTGCTGGCTGTCAACTTTATACTATTATTTCGAACTTCGAACCTTTTAAGTAAAATATATATAAAAATCAACAACTTAAGCTAGTTCGAGGGGAGGTTCGAAGCTAGGTTCGAGGTTGCTAAAGTTCGAAATGTTCAGCTCAAAGGATCTTCATTTTTTGTTTTTTCCAATAAATTTCGAATTTCGTCATTTATTTCAGATTTTTCCAATCCATTAAAAGCCTTCAGTCTCGAACCTTTTAGCCAAATCGTGCAAGCCTTGCCTTCCCACTTGACGGAGTGTCCAAGCGTAGAATAGCCAAGTTTCATGAGCATTTTGTTCAATAAAATTGTCTTCGGCACTTCTATGTCTTCAACAAAACTTAAGGCTGTTGTGAAGTGTCTGCTTGACAAAATTTGGTCATTAAAGCCGTATCCACCCTCTAACAATAGGTCTTTTACAACCGTAAAGTCATCGCTTACGTTCAAACTGACCATTTGATTTTTTGCTATTGATGCCGGAGCTTGGCCTTTAGGGTTGAAAAATGGGCTTAGTTTGTACTCAAGCAGCCACTTTCTCAGGCCCGGTGCATGGTCACGAATGGCACTAAACAGAGTGCTGAAGTAGTTGCTGTCAGCCACTTTTGCCAGGTCTTCTTGGCTATTGAACGGGGTAAATTGAACCCACCAACGGCGGTCCGTGTCTTCCAAGGGCAGAGCATCGTGGTGGTTGGTAAAGGCAATGTAGTTGACCGTGTTTGGTGCTACATACTCATCAAAGCCCTTTGGGTGTATGGTGACCTGATCGTTGGTGATGTATGGCTTGATGGTATTGAGCACATCATGTCGGTTGTGACCAACCATCCTGATCTCTTCTAAAACATTGACGCACCGGCCTGAAGCCCATTTGGTAAACCCGGTTTGAAGGACTGAGGGCGATACGATCCCGACGTTGACCATTCCCATGACGCCCATCATCAGGTTGCCAAGTACAGACTTGCCATCGCCTTCAATTCCTTTTATCAATGGTGACCAACGGATTTTGACCCCCGGGTTTTGTGCATTGAAGGCCATCCAACTAACCATGATGTCTACTGAGTTTTCCTCTACCAAGATCATATTCAAGTGGTTTAGAACGGTTTCTACTGCCTCTAAATCTGCCTGGCTCAGGTTCACAGGCACATCCGGGGCGCTGTTTCTGTTGTATTCATTGACACAAGGCACTCCGTCCAGTTCAAACATGTCATCTGCCATGGGCAAATAGATGATTTTGTCTGGCGTTGGTATTCTGAAAAGGTCTAAAGCTAGAGTGGCAGCAGAGTCATCTCCAGTGAACCGGTTATACATAGCTGCAAAACCCTGCTGACTGACCCTTCTTTTGGTGGTCACGTTAAAAAACCTGTCAATGCTTGTTACATAAACCCAGTCACCTAACCATTCAGGCACACCTTCATGGATTTTTGGCTTGATCAAGCCTTTGGCATCTGAAATGGAAATTGGGAAGCCCAGGTCCTTGAACTTGGTTTTAAGTACTCCTGCCAGCACATTGCGGCTCAGGTGATCAAGGCCTAACTCAGCCTTGATCTGGTCGATCACAAAGGTTTTAAGCCGTTCAAGGTCTGTCTCATCAACAATGAGCTGCTTGCATTTGTCAAAGGTCTTTTGTTGCTCAGCCTTCTTGACCTCGCCAACCCGTTTGATAATTGAGGCCAGGGTGATGGCACCGCCTCCTGTGCTGCGCTGCTCACTAAAGGAATCCCATTTAGCTTCTAACTCACGCCGGTCGTAAGAGCCGGTCTCACGACTGGCGTGGTCCCAAAGCTCCATCCATTCTTCAGTTCCAAGACCCTGATGATGCAAAGCCATGCCAAGTTGAAGCCATTGGTCATATTGTTCAATGTCACCTATGTATGGCAGCAGCTCAATCTCAACTCGTTCAAGATCCCAGTCAGAGATTGGAGCCTTATAGGCTTCAAGGCCTAATTGCTCATTGGCACCAAAATGCTCTTCAACAAACCAACCCACATCTTGTGTGACTAAAGGCAAAGACCCATGGCCGTTGAGCTTATGGCCTGTCACGGTAAAGTAGCGGCTTTCCTTATAGACCTCAACATTGCCTTTCTTGCCATTTATGGCCAAGTTAGACTTTGTGAACAACTTGATGCCTGTGCCTGAAGGACTAGTCTCTGCATAGCCATCAACCCGGTCTAACAAATTTTGAGCCAATCCATTCAGCTGCCCATCCTCAACGCATTCATCTAGATCAATGCCGTGGATGCCGTCAGAGCCATCAAAAGCTATACCAATTCCTTCATAGCCTTCCATCAAGTATGCATCGAATGCATCTTCATAGGTTGACCAATGTTTTGGGTTGGTTACTTGAGCTAAACGGCCATTGACCTGGTGGGGTACTTTTTTCCAAACTTCTTCGCCGTTCTTTTTTGTATGGCGTTCAAGTCTCCATACAACCCATCGACAAATCGACTTTAATTCTTGTGGGATAGACTCAGGTTTGACAGGTAGGACTTGTGGTTTAGATAACATTATTGCCCCTTGAAGATTCAATTCTTAAGGCAATGGAGTCTCTGTAGTCAGAGGCAGCAACTTCCATAAAAGCAACAATGATCGCAGTTCTGTTCATTCCCTTGGGAAGATTGGAAGTGGCGTTTAGGGCTTCTTTCATGTAGATTTTTGCCGTTTCACACGAGTCAAAAACCAATCTCTCCAAAGACGGAGACGAGTCGTTAGTCTGGATAGACATGCTTTTCTTTCATTAAACCCATTCACAAAAGTGGTCGGGCAGATGCTGTGAAAGGGGAAAGCATCCTTGTCGGTCGAATAGCTAATTCGCCCCAAGCCCACAAACATCATACACTAAAAAAACAATGTACAATACACCATGACTCAAAAAAAAATTAAACCTTTTAAAGCCGAGTGTCGAAAGGCTCTTGACATGCTGCTTGCTCACTTTGGCACAAAAGCCGAGATGGCAAGGCAGGCCAAGATGAGCCGGAACACTGTTTCTTACTGGTTTACACGTGGCCAGGTAGGCCGTGTGGCAGCCAAAAAGTTCGGCTCAATGAAGACCTTGCCATTCACAAAAGAGCAGCTCAGGCCTGACATAGGCAACTGGCTGCCGGTGGCCAAACGCAAATAAATTAAAAAAAACGCAAAATAGTTGTGTACGACTCAAAAAGTGTTGTACAATGCAATCACGGCAATGACGCCGTCTCAATGTTGTAAAGGAAAAAATCATGAATCAATTGACCAGAGACATCATGGCTTGGCTTAAGGTTGACGCAGACACGGCAATCAAAGTTCAAGAAGTAATGATGGAATACGCAGACGTAACATTTAGCAACAGCTCAACGGCTGTGTTGAAGCGTTTGGCCAAAGAATGTTTCCTCACACTCTGCAACCGATCATGAACTACAAACACAATGACGGCGGTCGCAAGGCTGCAGGCTATAAAGGCGTAGCAGGTGATTGCGGTGCAAGAGCAATGGCAATAGCTCTGCAGCTTGACTACAAAGCCGTTTACAAAGAACTTTCTAAAGCCAACGCAGACAATGGCCGTTCAAGATCAGCGCGCAACGGCATCATGAAAGACACCTACACAGAGGTGCTCAAACGTCATGGTTGGATCTGGATGAAAGCGCCTACATTCGAAGGCCGTAAGGCTCGCTGCAGCGACATGCCTCCAGGCCATGTGATTGCCAAACAAGCCAGACACTTTGTTGCTGTGATCGATGGTGTGGCTCATGACAGCTGGAACTCATCGACTCGTATGGTCTATGGCTATTGGGCCAAAAAACAAAAGTAAAAAATAATTGTGCAGCACTTAAAAAGTGTTGTACAATTAACCTACAGCAATCCGCTGTCTCAATGTTGTAAAGGATCTACCATGACTACTCTCACTGCAAACAACCCTTTGATGGTCACAATCAAAAACGTCTATGGCACGGAGATGATCTATCCTGCCAATTCAGTTGCACAAATTTTTGCTGACATTGCACGCCAAAAAACTCTTAGCCGCGAGACGCTTAAGCAAGCAAAAGCTCTCGGCTATGAGATTCAAGTTATGCAACCAAAATTAGAGCTTGCATGAAAGTCTATCTTGCTCTTGCTGCCATCGGGATGCTAGTGCCTTTCTACTTGATTGGCTTAGCAGCCAACATGCTCATCATTCGCGTATGGTCATGGGCAACAGAGTGAAGCTATACCCACATCAAGTGCAAGCGGTGCAATGGCTAGGTCAGCGACCTAAGGCCATTCTTGCTCTGGACATGGGTTTAGGCAAGACTTGTGTGTCTGCATTAGATTTAGTAAAGCCTGCGCTGGTGGTGTGCCCAGCCTCGTTGAAACTCAACTGGCAAAGAGAGCTGAAGATGTGCGTCCTGACCTTAGCGTACAAGTCATCAAGTCACCTAAAGACCAGCCAAACAAATCTGACGTGACCATCATCAACTACGACATTTTGCAGAAAGTAGAGCTGCCATCAGTCTCAACGTTGATTGTTGACGAAGCTCACTACGCAAAGAACTACAAAGCCAAACGCACAAAGGTTTTGATGCAGCTGATCAAGGCAACGCCTAACGTCAGTCTGCTTACAGGCACGCCGATCGTCAACCGGCCAATTGAGCTGTGGACTTTGCTCTACTCTATTGGCGCAACTAAGCTTGGCTACTTTGAGTTTGGCATGAGGTATTGCGCTGGTTGGAAAACACCATGGGATACCTACGACTTCACAGGTTCAAGCCGCTCTGCTGAGTTGGCAGCCCTGCTCAAACCATTCATGCTGCGGATGACAAAGACTGAGTGCTTAAAAGATCTGCCATCAAAGACTTACAGAGTCATTGAGCTTGACTTGCCAGTTGACAAGCGTGAGAAAGCTTTTGACCAAAAACAAATTGACAAGCCAGACTCAATACCTTTTGAAGCCATCAGCGACATCTTAAAGCTTAACGCTGAGCGCAAGCTGCCTGATGCAATCACATACATCAAAGACTGTCTTGAACAGACAGACAAGGTCGTGGTCTTTGCGCACCATATACACATCATTGATGGCTTGATGGAAGGGCTCAAAGAGTTCAACCCAGTTAAAGTAACTGGCTCAGTCAAGAACGAAGACCGTCAAACAGCTGTTGACACATTTCAAGCAGACAGCAAATGCAGGGTCTTTGTAGGCAACATCAAGGCTGCAGGAGTAGGTCTGACTCTGACTGCTGCAAGCCACGTAGTTTTTGTTGAAGCAAGCTGGTCGCCAGCAGACATACAACAAGCAGCAGACCGCTGCCATAGAATTGGACAGAAGGACAATGTTACGGTCGACCTTCTGACCATATCCGAGTCCATCGACTCTTTAGTGCTGCATTCAGTGCTGACGAAGATGGACGTTATAGACCGCATCATCAAGGAGTCCACCATGGATCAATCTCTCATTGCACAAAAACTTCGTGAACTAGCCGATTTGTTTGACTCATTTGACAAGCAAGTAGAAGCAGCAGCCCCAAAGGCAGTCAAGCCAAAACCTGCTCCAACAGAACCTGTTAGCAAAATTGAAATAGCAGCCGATAACGACGTAGTTGCCACGCTAGACGACTTGCGTCAAGGCATGGCAGAATTGATTGGTTCAGGCAAGCGTGACAAAGTGGTTGCTATTCTGGCAAAACTTAACGTTAAAAAGGTTAGTGAAATTGATGAAGACAAGTTTGCAGAAGCAATGGGCCTAATCAATGGCGCACGCTAAGCTATCGCCCTCAGCAAGTGCAAGGTGGATGACCTGCCCAGGCAGCGTCCACTTAGAGCCTGACTTTAAAGGCGGCGACTCAAGCATCTATGCTGAAAAAGGCACAGCCATGCACACGGTCTCTGAAGACTGTTTGACCAAAGGCCTTGAGCCTAAGTCATTCATCGGCAAGACGGTCAACAAGCACATCATCACTCAAGAGATGGTCGACATTGTCCAAGTGTATGTCAACTACATTCAGTCTCTAAAAGGCCAGAAGTTTTACGAAGAAAAGGTCACACTGGCTGAAGTGATCAATGACTGCTGGGGCACGGCTGATGGCATTGTCATCGAAGGCTCATTGATGCGGGTCATTGACCTTAAAACAGGCGGTGGCATTCGAGTAGAGTCTGAAGGCAATACGCAGCTGCTTTGCTATGCACTAGGTGCCTACTTAAAGTATGCGCCTGCCTATGACATCACAACAATGACCTTGACGATCGTGCAACCGCCAATGGGCAACATTGACTCATGGACCATCAGCGTCGAAGAGCTGCTTGCTTTTGCAGAAGCTCTTAAACTGTCTTATGCTGCAATTCAAAATGAGCCTAACAAGTTCGTAGCCAGTGACAAGGCTTGCAAATGGTGTCATGCCAAAGCGCAATGCCCTGAGATGAAGCGGCTAGCCAATGAAGCTGCTGCAGTAGACTTTAACAGCATGAGCTTAGGCACTGTTGAAGAGTGGCTGCCAAAACTTAAGATGCTTAGCCTGTTCATTGAAGCCGTAGAAGCTAAAGCAAAAGACACGCTGCTTGGAGGAGGTTCAATTGAAGGCTGGAAAGTTGTTGAGGGTCGTAAAACCAGAAGCTGGACAGACCCTGCTCAAACTGAGTTGTGGTTAAAGCAGCAAGGCTATGACCAGATCTATACAAAGCCTGTTCTACTTAGTGTGGCACAAATGGAAGCCGCCCTTAAAGGTGAAAGCCTAGACCTGGACGGTTTGGTAACCATTGGCTATGGGCAGCCAACCATAGCTCCTGAGAAGGACAAAAGGCCATCTGTGGACAAAAACCAGTCAGCCAAAAAAGATTTTGAGAACAATGCAAAATAGTTGTGTACAGCCCAAAAAGTGTTGTACAATGCTATCACGGCAACGTCGCCGTCTCAATGTTGAAAGATTATCATGTCACACGAATTAGACTTCTCAAACGCACAAGCTAACTTTGCTCAAGTAGGTGAAAAAGCATGGCACGGTCTTGGCCAGCAGTTAGAAGCAGGACAGCCTCTTGAAGTATGGGCTAAAGCTGCAGGCTTGTCACACACAGTCGAACGCTCAATGGTTCAGTACGCTGCAGGCGATATTTTGCTGCCACACACAACACGCGATGTGCTGTATCGCTCAGACACAAATGCACCTCTTGGCGTTGTTGGCAAAGACTACAAAGTTGTGCAGCCCGCAGACGTCTTAGACTTCTTTGCTAAATTAGCTGAGAACAACAACTTCGAACTTGAAACAGCAGGTTCATTGTCCAACGGCAAGCGTATTTGGGCAATGGCTAAAGTCAATGACGGTGCAACAGTAGTTGGTCAAGACGTAGTCAAGCCGTATGTTCTGCTTGCAACATCGTATGACGGCACATTGGCTACAACGGCACGTTTTACCAGCGTGCGTGTTGTTTGCTCAAACACTCTTGGCTTTGCTGCTTCAGAAGCTGGCGACACAATCCGCATCAACCACTCTAAAGAATTCAGTGCTAAAGACACAGCTCTTGACTTAGGCATTGCATTCAACTCATTCGATAAGTTCTTGATCGACTCACGGCGCTTGGCTGCAAAAGAAGTGAACAGCACTTTTGCAGTTGAATTCCTTAAGTTGCTTTTGCCAGAATCTGTGCGCACTACTACAGTCAATGGCATCAAAACCAAAGAGTCTGTGCCAGTAGAAAACACAAAGGCTTTCCAGTCAATCATGGCTTTGTTTAACGGCCAAGCTTTTGGCTCTGATTTGCCAGAAGCTAGCGGCTCTGCATGGGCATTACTCAATGCAGTCACAGAACACGTTGATCACGGTCTTAACCAGAATGCAGCATGGTTTGGCTATGGCAACACTTTAAAGAACAAAGCACGTGACTTGCTGATGGATGTGGTCTAACGACCAAATGACAGTTTGCATGCGCTGCCTCGTGTGTATGGCAGGCCGGAAAGACGGCCAATTTACTTCAACGTTTTTAAGGAAAATCAATGTCAAAAATCATCACCCCTGAGTTCCGCGGTTCTTTTGTTCACCTGCTTGAGCCTCATGCAATCAAAGGCGTAGAAGGCGCAAAGGCACGGTATCAAATTACCATACCTCTTCCTAAAAAGGATGCATTCTGGAATGAACTGAATGCTCTGATTGAGGAAACAGCTAAAGGCAAATGGGGCAAGATTCCTCCTAAGATGAAGTCACCAGTTAAAAACGGTGACGAGGAAGATCGGCCTGAATTTGCTGGCTGCTACAGCGTGCAAGCCACGTCAAACAACAAGCCTGGAATTGTTGGCACAAACCTTAAACCAATCATGTCAGCCGATGAGATCTATAGCGGTGCTTACTACCGCGCATCGATTCGTGCCTATGCTTGGGAGCATCCAACAGGCGGCAAAGGTGTATCAATTGCACTTGACAACATCATGAAGGTCAAAGACGGCGAAGCATTTAGTGGTCGCACTGAAGCTAGCTCTGACTTTGCTGACTTTGCCAAAGAAGATTCAGACTTGCTGGCTTAAAGCAATGGCTAGCACGGCTTAGAGTGCCTATCAGGAGCGTGGCCTGTCCAAACAATCAATACGAATAGGAGTTAGTTATGGAATCAAAGTTGATGGATCTTGTGAAGGCCATGCATGAAAAGTTTGGCTTAGAAAACACAAAAGGCGTTCTTCACCTTACCAAAGAAGAAAAAGAATTTAGGTCTGCTGCCATGCTCGAAGAGCTTAACGAGTACATCGCAGCAGACACACTGGTCGATCAATACGATGCTTTGCTTGACTTGATTGTCTTTGCAGTAGGCACGTTAGAGCGTCATGGCTTCCCGCTGCTGGCAGGCTTTGAGAAAGTCATGGAAGCAAACATGGCCAAAGAGCTTGGTCAAAATGGTGAGAAGCGTGGAGGCTTTAAACGTGACCTTGTCAAACCAGAAGGTTGGGTTCCTCCAGAAGCAAAGCTGCAGTTGATCTTAGACCGCAATTCAAACACTCAGATTGAATTTAGCTTTGCACCTAGTTCAGATGGGAAGATTGTGGCTGGCTTTGCACCAAAGTTTGATGCAACAAAAGTGCGCGTCGATCTGCTGCCAATTGACCCTATGATGCAAATTGCCACGGTCTTTGGCTTTGGCGCTAAAAAGTATTTTGCAAACTCTTATAGACAAGGCGAGACCGTTGTTTGGTCACGTACCTACGGATCGATCATGCGGCACATGATGGCCTTCTGGTCAGGCGAAGACAAAGACCCTGAGTCTGGTTTGCCACACCTTGCACATGCAGGCACACAACTGTTTATCTTGATGGAACATGCTGCACACAACCAAAACAAAGATGATCGCTTTGTGAGGAGTCAAGCATGAAAATAAGCAACAGCACAGGAAAGAGCAAGGACTTCTACAACAAGGGTAAGGAGATGTTTGACCGAATACAGCCGTTGCCAATGAGAAAAACAGTGACCGAAGAAGACGATGACACACTGGTGTACAAGAAACCGTGGGTAAACCTGACAATTGAAGAGATTGAAACAATTGCCAAACCTTATATAGAAAAAGACAGAAGCATTCAATCATGGGGTCTTTACGCAGTTGCCATTGAAGCTAAGCTTAAGGAGAAGAACGCATGAACGAAAATCAAACTTACCTTGGCGACGGCGTTTACGCCAGCTTTGATGGCTACCAGATTTGGTTAGCTGTAAACCATCACGAGAACACAGTTGTGGCCATTGAGCCAAAAGTTATGGATCAATTGCTGGCGTATGCTAATCGTGTTTGGAAAATAAGGGAGAAGAACACATGAATGTGCAATCAATCCGTCAGATCTTGATCGACAAACTGGCAATGTTAGATTTTGCAGATGATGGCAACATTGAGATTGTCAATGCGTCATTTGTTGCAGACAAGCCTTTTATTTTTGGTGAAATCAATGACACATGGAACGCCAGGGAGTTGCGCTGGTACATGAGCCAATCGCTTAACGTCAATGACATTGCGCCTCCTGTTCCTGCCATATGGAAGCAAGTAGCCAGTTCAAAAGGCCTGATCAACAGCAACTACGGCTGGTGCATCTTTAGTGCTAGGAACGGTTACCAATTCCACAAGGCCGTTGATGCATTGGTTAAGAACAAAAACAGCCGTCAAGCCGTGATGATCTACATCCGGCCATCGATGCATGAAGACTCTGTGGTTGATGGCATGCGAGACTTCATGTGTACGTACAGCACTCAGCTCTTGATTCGTGATGGCAAGTTGCATCACATAGTCAACATGCGAAGCAACGACGTTGTTTATGGCTACAAAGGCGATAGGTTTTGGCAAGATACGGTTCTTGACTTGGCACTTGCCAGATTGACTGTAACTTACCCTGATCTAGTTAAAGGCAACTTGTACTGGAATGCCGGTTCGTTGCATGTCTACCCTAAACACTTTCATTTGGTGCGGCCATGATCTTCAATCCTTTTGCTTCAATCCCTGTCAATGAGAAGTCACACGTTCGTGGCTGGGCCATGCATTGGGCAGAATGCATGAACACGACAATTGCAGCTAAAGATACAGACCTAAGTTCATGCAACGAATTGTTTTGGGAGCATGGCGTAAACTTTGGAGGCGGGCTCAATCTTTTTGGCGGTGTGACTGATGAGATCGTTGACAAGATCGAGCAGCTAGTCAACTTCAATGGAGACCTGTATAGCTTAGACTTGCCAATGCCTAACTACGCTGAGCAGCTAACCAAACGCATAGGTCAATCGACTTGTTCGACTCGGCTCACTGAAAGCCTTCTTGATGCTTTTAAGAAGAAACTGGCCACCAGTCAAACGCTTTTACAAAGCCAGCTAGGTTTTACAAAGGTAGCCATAGGCGATAGCCACGCAACTGCTTTTGCTGCATCTAGAAGCATGGTGCTGCGTACAAACGGTTTGACTCTGCACGGAGCTTTAACCAAAGGCGAGTTTGTGAAACAGATACTTGCTTGCAAGAAAATGCCGGCTAAAGTGACCTTGGTTGCAGGCTCGATTGACATACGGCATCACATTGGCCGTCAGCCTGACTCAGGCAAAGCCATAGAAGACTTGTGCGAACGGTACGGTGAGGTGATTGAGTACATCAAAAACGAATTGGCATTAGCGGTAGAAGTGGCAGCACCGGTTCCAGTAGAGTATGAGGCGCGTAGGCTGCCACAGACTGGTTACTACAAAGACAAGCCTTTTTGCGGTTCAATGGCTTCTAGGCGAGACTGGACAGACTATTTCATAGACCTTATGTATTGT